TGATCGTCGAGCTGATGTTCGGGATGGGCCTGCGCTGCGTGGAGGTGTCACGGCTGCGCAGTACGGACTATGACCCGGCGTCGGCGGTGATGACGGTGACAGGCAAGAATTCCGATGAGCGCCGACTGCCGGTGCCCGGCCCGGTGGTCGTCGTCCTAGGGAAGTGGGCGGCGGCCGGCGGGTCCGGTCGGGACACCGTCGTCGGCCTGTCGGCCAACCGGATCTCGAGGCTGGTGTCGGGCTGGTTCAAGGCGGCCGGGTTGAAGGCCGGCCCGTATGACGGCCTGTCGGCCCACGCCCTGCGGCACACGATGGCGTCGAACATGTTGGAGCGCTGCGGGAACGTCCGCACCGTGCAGGACGCCCTCGGGCATGTGTCGTTGGCGACAACGGAGCGGTATCTGCGTCACACCGGCCTCGAGGTGATGCGGGCGGCGATGGACGTCGGGTAACTCAGGCCCGGGTCACTTCGGCGCCGCAACGCACGCAGCACGGGGTTTGGACCCGGCCGCCCATGGACACCTCGAGCCACGAGATGGTGACCGCCTGGCAGGTCAGGCAGCGGTAACGGCGGGCCGGCGAATCGGTCACCGTCACCGTCACCATCGCTACGGATCGCGCCGCGCCCGGGAGCCGATGTACGACCCGAGCAGACCGGTGAACGCCCCCAGAGCGCCGACCAGGATCTGGGTCGCATTGTCGGAGAGCTGGATCTCGGGAACCAGGGAGTTGTTCAGGATCTGGACCATCGTGGCGACCAGGATCAGGACGACCAGGCCGGCCAGACCGACGGCCAGGATGATGGCGACCCAGTCGACCGCCCGCACCCTAGGAGACGAGGAAAGCCAGGGTGAAGAACGCCAGCCCGGCGCAGACCACGCACGCCCAAAACGCCTTCCAGAAACCGGCGGCGACCCCGGCGACCACGAACAGCACGATCGCGACGATGAGACAGGTGAGCGGCCCGCCGGTCGGTTTGGTCGCCAGGTAGGCGGCGACGATCATCGGACCAGCCCGGTCGGCGCCCCGAAGAACTGGGCGTCACCGAAGGTGAACACCCCGCCGTCCTGGCCTAACAGCCAATACCCCTTGCCCGAAGGGGTGGCCGCCATGCCGATCACCGGGGCGTTGAGCTTCGTGTCGCCCAGCGACCCGAAGAACTGGGCGTCACCGTAGGTGAACACCCCGCCGTCGGATCCGCACACCCAGTACCCGTTCCCGCTCGGCGTCCCGCAGATCTCCACCGCTCCTCCTCCTGTCGTTATCGGCCCGCCGCCGCGGGCCTCCTCGAGTACCTGGTCGATCGGGAATCCGTTGCCGCAGTCGGAATGGTTGCCGCCCCAGGTTCCGAGGTCGCGGTGCTGGCACACCCCCCGGCCGCCGCCCTGAGCTTCGGCCGGGGTGAGCTTGACGATGGGGATCCCGAAGGCGGCGGACTCTTCGGCCACCCAGGCGGCGGCGTTGGACAGCATGGCGCCGTGCTGGCCCCATTCCCCCCCGGACCACGCCGCGAAGGCGCACAGCTCGGCGGCCACGCTGCAAGGGTTGGCGTTACCCTGCGTCCACGCCTTGTAATCGCGGCGCACGTACTCGCCGACGATCCCGGCGGTGTCGTCGATCCCGACATGCGAGCTCACCCCGGACGCCGGGTTGGCGAAGAAATTGCCGAGCTCCTGGTAGCTGCGGGCGCCTTCGGCGGTGTGGAGCACGATCAACCGGACCGGGCTACCGCCCCTCGAAGAGTAGTTAGGCGACCCGATCGGGACCCTGGTCAGCGTCATCGTCTTTCGCCCATTCTTCGCTCGGTTCTTCGTCGGGTTCGTCGGTCGGTTCCGGCCACGTCGGCAGCGGCGGGTCGTAGTCGCCGGTCAGATCCCATTCGGTCATCGGGGGGTGCCGTCGTCGGCGTAGAAGAGATCGGCGACGACCGGGAACTGGGCGTCGACGGCGGCCTGTATCTCGGCGTCTTCGATCTGCGACGAGTCGACGGTGCCGTCGCCCTGGTCGACTTTCTCGGCGAAACCTGGCGCATTGGCGAGAAGCGACACGAACGTCGACGTTTCTTGCGGATTGGCCGCCCTGAGCAACGATTCGGCCAGCGCCACATAGTTCGGGCGCTGATCGTCTTTGAAGATGTCGGAGCGTTGCGTGATCGATGCCCGCGACCGTGACACGAACGCGTCGTCGTAGGTGAGAGCCCATTGGGACTGGTAGCTCATGGGTTGCCTTTCATCCGGTGCCGAGGTAGTCGATGTTGGCGAAACAGGCGTTGGCGCCGAGCTGGGCGGCACCGGTCGGGGTGGCGGTGGCCTGGAAGACGACGACGTCGCCGGGGGCGCAGAGGATGGCGGTGGTCAGGGCGGGGGCGACCCCGAAGCCCATGGAGCCGTGGGCGGACGCCGACGCGAAGGCGACGCCGCCTTTGACCCATTGGACGGCGATGAACGACCCGGGCCCGCCGGCGGATGTCACCACCCCGGAGAACAGGTGGATCCCGGCGGTCTGGACGACGAAACCGGCGCCGGGGACCCACAGTCCCATGGGGTCGCGGGGGATGGTGTCGAAGGGGACGGTGGTGTAGGCGGTCGGGATTGTCCACGCCGCGTTGCGGTACACCTTGGCGTGCATGGTGTCGCGGGGGTTGAGAGCGACGCGGCGGTCGGTGAAGGTGGCCCCGTTGAGGTTGGTGGCCGGGGCGCCCGGGACCAGGACCTGGCAGATGGGGTAGGCGTTGACCGGGACCGACGGGACGGTGGGGGTGCCGGTGGTGGGCGCCCCGGCGGCCGCGGCGAAGAGGAAGTCGTTGTTGGATCCGGCGTCGATGGCGGCGTCTCTCACCTGGAGGTAGACGAGGTCGATGCGGGTTTGGCCGGTGGGGGGCACGGCGTTGAGGGGGACGGTTTCGGGGGCGTCCCATCGGCACAGGGCGGTGTAGTTCCCCGCCGACAGGGCGACCGCGGCGGTACCGGCGGCGACCGAGACGGTCATGGTGTTGGGCTGGGCGGCGGCGGCCCCGCCGGTCGACCCGGAGGTGGGCCACAGGGTGCCGATCAGCATCCGGTCGTTGACGGCCGGGAAGGTGGAGTTTTGTTGCCACAGGGGGGCGAATCTGGTCACAGGTTGGTCTCCTAGCGCCGCTCGAGGCGGTCGATGCGAAGCGAGGTTTCGATGCCCGCCGACGTCCAGCGGGGCGCGGCGGTTCCGAGGGTGAGGGTGGCGTGTTCGGTGCCTTCGTCGGTGATATCGAAGCCGATGGTTTTGACCCGGAAGGCGTTGTTGACGGCGAGCCGCCCCGAGTTGATGACGACGGCGACGGTGTCGCCGAGCCAGCAGTCCGACGGGTTCCAGGTGCCGGGGGTCAGGTTGAGGACGTAGGACGGCTCGAGGAGGGCGGTGGTGGCCAGCAGCCCGGCGGCCTGCTGATCGAGGGTGGTTTGGTCGGAGATGTCGGGGTAGGAGCCGGGCGACTGCCAGATCCCCCACGGCGTCTGGCCCGGGTCGGACAGGTTGGTTTGGTAGGCGGTCGACGCCATGGGCGGCAACTGCGGGTCCAATGCTTTGCCGGTGACCCGCACCCAGTTGGCGTACGCCGAGCTGTTCACGGTGCGGGACACGGCGGCGACCGTCGAGCCGTACTCGGCCACCCAGTCGGTCACTGTGACGCCGCGCTGGGGGTACCAGAACCGGGCTTGGAGGTCGGCGCCGATCTCCCAGTCGAACCCGCCGAGACAGTTGGCCAGGTTGTTCACCATCTCGCCGACGGTTTCGCCGCCCTGGTAGGTGCGGTCCCGCAGCATGGTCGTCCCGGGGGCGAGCGGGGTGGAGTTCGGGTTGAGGCGGCCGCCGAAGGGGTTGATGCCGAGATTGCCGTTGGTCCCGAAAGGGGGCGGCTGCCAGTAGAAGTTCAGGGTGTTGGCGTGGTTGACGAGATCTTCGGCGATCTGGAGCTGTTCGACCTGGGTCCAGAACAGCCAGTAGGGGATGACCCGGCGGCCGAGCATGGCTCGGTAGTCGAGGGCGGTCACGGCGACGGTATGCACGTCGACCGACAGGGTGTCTTGGGTTTGGCCGATCCGGCCCCGGAAGAGCAGGTCGTCGCGGTTGGTGTTGTCGTTCCAGCGGTAGCAACGCAGATCGGTGTACAGCTCGCGGATCTCCGAGACCTGGGGGGAGCGGCCCGAGATGCTGAACGTGGCCTGCGCCGGTAGGGCCAGATCGAACACAACTTTGCGGGTCACGGCGTCGACGAGCTCGGCCAGGTTGACGCCGGCCCGGTCGCAGAGCATGAACCTCCAGCGGCCCCGCCCAGCTGGGACAGCCATCTCAGCCCGCCTCGACGCGGATGATCTTGTACAGCACCGCGTAGGGGGGCATGTTTTCGTGGGCGGCGCCGCCGCCGGCGTTGGCCGAGTTGAACCCGATCCCATGGGTGTGCTGGGACACCGTCGAGGTCGAGAACCCATGCGTGTGTTGGGTGGTCGTGGCGGTGGTGAAGGTGTGGGTGTGGTTGCCGTTCGACCCGAGCGTGCCCCGGTCCCCGCCGAGCGGATCGAACCCGCCGGTGCCGGGCGGGCTGGGGGCGACGCCGCCCACAAAATCAAAGTTGGTGTGGTGGGCGTGGTCGATGTTGTTGATGGCGGAGGTGCCGGTGTGGGCGTGCAAGGGGTCGTCGCCCACCGTGGTCCCGGTATGGGAGTGGGCTGGTGAGTCGCCCACCGTGGTCCCGTTGACGTAGTGGTTGTGGGCGCCGATCTGGGTGGCGTCGAGGGCGACGGTGGACGCCCCGCCGACCTGGCCGGCCGCGAACCCGGGGCCGACGGCGACGGTGACCCGGCCCCGCAGGTCGGGCAACGCGAAGTTGGCGCCGGACCCGCCGAAGCTGTAGCCGATCAGGCGGAACAGGTCGGGGTAGGTGGCGGTCGCCAACGCGGTGCCGTCGCAGATCAGCCACATGGCCGGCGGGGTCGCCGTCGGCCAGTCCAGGATCGCGCCGATCGGCGGGTTGGCGATCGGCTGGGGCGGGATGACCAGCTGTGGCCAGGTGGGCGTCGACATCAGAAATACCAGGCGTCGCGCCACGTACAGGTCAGCAAGGTGGTCGGACCGATGGCGGCGCCTTGCAGCAGGATGGTGTTCTGCACGCCGGGCAGGAAGATCGGCCAGATGGTGTTGAGGAAGTCGATCTGCCCGAAGCTGTTGTAGCGCCCGTCGAGCAGCACGGACCGGGTGGCGCAGTCGACGGTCAGGTAGCGGCCGACGGGCACCGAGAAGCTGGGCAAGAAGCTGATGACGCCGCCGCCGTAGATAATCGGCCCGGTGATCGGACCGTCGACCCGGAACTGGGGTCGGGTGGGCCGGTTGCCGCCGTTGACGGCGGTGGCCGTCGGCGCCGCCCCGGCCGGGTAGGTGCGCGGGAACCGCAGCGGGTAGCTGCGCCCGATGTTCGAGGCGCCGCCCGCCACGGCCACGGTGTCCGCTGCCGCCGAGGTCGCCCATGGGTCGGCCGATTTCCACGCCGCTTGGAACGCCGAGACGGTGGGGTCGCTATACGGGCTGGTGAACGCCGACACCCGCAGCGTGAGCTGGCGGGCCGGTTGGTCGGCATCGATGGCATAAACCAGGGTGGGCCGGGCGGCCGGGTCGAGGAACGGGGCGAGGGCGGCCAGCAGGGTTGAGCGTGACGCCCCGGGCTGGGCCATGACGTGACCGGAAATGGTCACCACCCGCGGCCCGGCGAAGCCGGTCTCGTCGATCGTCCCATCAGCGGCCGGCCGGTTCGTTTCGACCTCCCGCACCGCCGGGAACCCGAGATCGACGTTGGCGATGAGGAACCCGTTGGCCGGGTCCATCAGGTCCAGGCTGGTCGCCCCGAGCGTGAGGACCAGGGTCTCGGGGCTGTCACAGCCGGTCACAGGGTGGCCGCCTGGGCCAGGAACGACGCCTTACGGAACAGCAGCTCGACGTCGGCCTCGTCGTTGAAGGTGGCGTTTTCGATATGCACCAGCGGACCGCTCCCGCCCCGGCCGAGGGGGACGACGGCCTCCGGGCCGGCCTCGCCGATCATCGCCAGGGTCGGGGAGGTGACGATCCCCCCGGCCGCCATGCGCGGAATGTCGGGAACGTCGAACCCTTTCCCGCCGAGGCCGGGCACCCACGACGGAACGTGGAAACTGAGGCTGCCTATGGTGCCGTTCCACAGGTCGGCGACGGCGTCGAAGGCGGCCTTGGCCGCCGATTTGAGCCCGTCCCACACCCCGGACCAGACCCCGCTGATCCGGGCCGGGAGTCCGGTGAAGAACGACACGAGGTCGTTGAACTTGTCTTTAATCCAGTTCCACACCGCGGTGGCCCCGGCCTTGATGTCGTCCCAGTGTCTGGCGATCTCCAGGGCGGCCACGGCCACGGGCCCGAGGATGATGGCCAACAAAAGGGGCCAGTTGTCCCTGATCCACGCCCACACCGTCTTGATGAGATTGAGAACGAAATTCCAGGCGGTCTCGGCGGCGGATTTGATGGTGTCCCAGTTGTGGATAATCACGAACGCCACCGCGGCGATCACGGCGCCGATGGCGATGAACGGGGCGGCCGCCAGCAGGGTGGCGATGGCGGCCGCGCCGGCGGCCGCCGCCCAGGTCAGGAACGCGGGGACGACGACGGCGCCGACCACGATCCCGAAACCGATCAGCGCTGCGACCACGATGTCTTTGTGAGCCGACACCCAGTCCACGAACCCGGAGATGGCGGGAAGCAGGGTGTTGGTGAAGAACCCGGCCAGGGTGGCAAGGACGGGGAGCAGGTAGCCGCCGACCTGTTCTTGGAACTCGCCGAACTGGATCTTCGCGTTGGCCATCCGCCCCGCCGCGCTGTCGGCCGCCGTCGACGCCTGCCCCTTGAACGTGGTGGCCAGGTTCCCCATGATCTGATCCATCGACAGGGCGTGGCCGGACGCGTCCTTCGTCGCGACGCCCATACGGCCGAGCGCCCCGGTGTTCCCCTCGGCCCCTTTCATCATCGCCTCGGTCACCGACCCCAGGTCCTTGCCGGTCCCGGCGGCCACGTCGAGGGCGGTCCCCATCGCCCCGGTCGCCTTGCCGACGTCGCCGAACCCGCGGACCAGGTTCCCCATCGCCGGGCGCAGATCGTCGTCGGCGACGGCGTACTGCTTGGACGCCTTGGTGATCCAATCCTCCGTCGCTTTGACCTGGGCATCCGACGCCCCCGCCGAGTTCTTCAACTGTTGGGCCAGGTTGGCCTGAGCTTTGGCGTCCTCGGCGGCGGCGTCGACCGACGCCTTGCCGAACTCGACGACCTTGTCGACCGCGAACGCCCCGCCGATGGCCAGCGCCGCTTTCCCGGCCCAGTCCTTGATCTTCGAGCCGGTCCCCTCCACGTCGTCGACCGCGTCTTTGACCCCGGCCGTGTCGGTCAGGAACCGGATCATCACGTCGAGGGATCCGGCCACCTTCCTACCGTCCCCGGGCCCGGGCCTTGGCCGCCTCGCGTTTCGCGGAGCGCTGCTCCTCCTCGGCGACCTGGCGCATCTGTTCGACCAGACCCATCGGGAAGTTCATCACGTCCGCCGGGTTCAACTGCCAGCCGCGGGCAACAATGCAGGCCCGGCGCCATTGCTGCCCGCGGATTGTTCCGACGACGACGAGTCGACCAGCTCGACGTCGGCGGGGCGCATCCGCATCGCCTGCTCCAAGCTGAAGTCGGGGTCGGTGCGGCGCATGGTGACGCAGACCACGGCGGCGACGTAGCGGAAATGGCCGGGGCCGCCCATCAGCTCATGCAACGGCACCCCGACCAGCTCACCGGCCACCGCGAGCTCCTCGAAGGTCAGGTCGGCCATGTCGACGCGCAGCCGCTCGGTCACAGCCGGGCGATCTGGCGTTCGGCGACGGTGTGGCAGTCGCGGGCGAACTCCTCGGGGACCCCCTGGATCCCGGCGCCCACCGCCCCGGTGCGGGCGGCGACGGGGCGGGCGTAGGACACCCCCGCCCCGTACGACACCCCGTAGCCGCCCTCGGGGTCGGTGACCACCGCGACCGACCCGGCGAGGCGGCCGGTACGGACCGGCAACCCGGAGCGGATGTTGGTAGCCACCGTCTCGGCCGCCTTCCGGGCCGTCGCCGGGGCGGCGTCGACGACCCCGGCGGACAGTTTGCGGACCCCGGCGACAAGCGCCCGGGTGTCGACCTCGACCCTGGCCGTCACGCGTACACCCAGGTCGGCATCCCTTGCACGGCGAGGATGATGTCGACCTCGGAGATCTCGCCCGGTCCGCCCTTGATGAAATCGAAGTACTTGATCACCGCGGTGCCGGTCATCGACGGGTTCCCGGGGGCGGCGACCGCGGTGTCGGGGCGGATCTCGAACGGCTGGGTGGTCCCGGCCATGGGGTACATCAGGTTCCACAGGCCGGCCGCCCCGTACGACATGGCCGACGCAATGGTGATCGTGAAGCGGGGCGCCTTGTAGGACGGATACACCCCGCAGAACGTCTCCATCTTGTTTTCGTCCTGGTCGGCGGCGACCTCCAGGTTCGTGGCCGAGCAGTGCAACTCGACCGCCGACGCGGTCGGGCCGATAGCGATGTAGGGGTGGACGAGAATCCACGGGGTAGCGGTGACCGGCGTCTGGACGAGCGGTTCGGCGGTGACATCGGACATCAGGTTCCTCCTACGGTGACGGGTTGACGGATCTGGATGCGCGCCGCCCAGTAGGTGAGCGACGCCATCGGGTAACGGGCGGGGGCCAGCGACTGCCAGGGGCGCAGCCCGGCGGCGACCATGGCGGTGTGGGCGGCGTCGATCATGACGTCGCCCAGGTCGTAGTTCGGTTCCGGCTCGAGGCTGGCGGTGACGACCACGATCTCGATCTGGGCGGTGTCGATACACATGGTCTGGACGGTGCGCATCGGGTCGACCCATTGCAGGAAGTAGGCGGGGGGCTGGAGGGCGTCGGGGGGCTGCGCG